CGACGCAGGCCGATTACCTGTCGTTCCTGACGTGGTTCCGCGACGACATCCGCCGCGGCGCGGACTGGTTTGACTGGACCGACGAGTTCGGCACGTCCACGACCGCGCGCATCGTCGGCGGGACGCTGGAATCCGAGCAGCCGGTCGCGTTCGTCGGCGGCGCGTGGCGCGTGTCGCTGACGCTGGAGACGTGGGATGCGTGATTACTCGCGCACGCTCGTCGAGCGCGTCAGCCGCACGGCCGGCGATGCGCCGCTGACGCTGCTGGAGATCACGCATGCCGACCTGACCGCTCCGGTGCGCGTGGTCAACGACACGCAGGACTGCACCAGCGGCGGGCATCTGTACGTCGGCGTGCCGTTCTCGCTGACGATGCCGGACGACGCAGACGGGCAACTGCCGCGGGCACGGCTGGCTGTGGATAACGTCGGGCGCGAACTGGTCGGGTGGATCGACGCCAGCGCCGGCGCCCACGGCGCGCAATGCCGGATCATGCAGGTGCTGCGCGACGATCCGGACACGGTCGAATGGGAGATCACGATGAACCTGGGCGGGGTCAGCATCGACACCGCTTCGGTCGGGGCCGCGCTCGGCTTCGATGATCTGCTCGCCGTTCCGGCGATGGCGCTGCGCTACGACCAGAGCACGGCGCCGGGCGTGTTCTGATGAAACCGGAAAACAAACCGGAAAGCACTGATGCACTGGTCTGATAGCTACCTGGGCGAACCATACCGGCCCGTCGAAGCCGACTGCGCCGCGCTCGCCGTGCGCGTGGCGGCCGAACGCTTCGGCCGACAGGTCATCTTGCCGCAGCACGCCGCCGGCCTGCGAGCCGGGGCGCGCCAGATCGACGAAATCGCCGGCGCCGGAACGCTCGCCGAGCGCATCGAGCAGCCGGCAGACGGCGACGTGGTGCTGATGCGATGCCGCGGTACGCTCTCGCACGTCGGGGTCTACTGCCGGATCGACGGCGCACCATGGGTACTGCACGCGATGCGCAACGCCGGCGCCGTCGTGCGCCACCGCCTGCGCGATCTCCCGGCGCAGGGGCTGGCGGTCGAGGGGTTTTACCGATGGAAGTAGCCGACACCGCTGCGCTCGTCTACTGCCCGCACCCGCTGCTGCCCGCCGCCGGACGCCGCGTCATAGCCGAGCCGGTGCAGCCCGGCGAGACCATCGCCGACTACCTCGACCGCATCGGCCTGCGCATCGGCGCGCGCGCCGTGCGCCTGACCGTCGCCGGGCACGAAGTGCCGCGCGCGATGTGGGCGCACACCCGGCCGCGCCCCGGCGCGACGCTGTACGTGCAGGCCGTCGTCGAGGGCGGAGGCGGCAACGGCGGCTCGAATCCGCTGCGCACCGTGCTGCAGATCGCAGTGCTGGTCGCGTCAGCATACATTCCGGGCGTGCTCGGGCTGACCGGATTTCAGGCCGCAGCTACGAGCGCGGCAATCAGCATCGGCGGCGCCCTGCTGGTCAACGCGCTGCTGCCGGCGCCGCGCCTGAAAAACAAGACCGGCAGCGACAGCGCCAGCCCGAGCTACGCACTCACCGGCGGCAGCAACCGCGCTCGCCCCTACGAGCCGCTGCCGCTGGTGCTCGGTCGGCACCGGATGTACCCGGACCTGGGCGCGCAGCCGTACACCGAGGCCATCGGCGCAGATCAGTACCTGTGCCAGCTATTCCAGTGCGGACCCGGCCTGCTCGCGCTCTCTGAATTCCGCATCGGCGACACGCTGCTGTCCGACTTCGCCGGCGTGGAACTGCAGGTGTCCGGCATGGATGGCGCGCTGTCGCTGTTCCCCGGCAACGTGGACACCATCGCCGGCGCCGATCTGACTGCGGCGGCCGGATGGGTGACGCGCTCGACCCCGAGCGACACGACACGCATCGCGGTCGAAGTCGCGTATGTGCTGGCGGCGACGGACAAAGAGGGCAAGACGCAGTCGCTGTCCTGCCAGATCGAAGCGCAATACCGCGCCCCCGGCGGCGCATGGCTCGGGCTCGCGAGCGGCACCGAAACCCGCCTGCACGATGCCTACTGGTCGGCCGGTTACGACGACCCGGAAGCCGGCTGGATACAGGTCGCCTACGGCTCGACCGACCCGGCCGAGCACGTCGCCGGCAGCGTCTACGCGCCGGCCGCGCTGCAGACGCACCCGGTCTGGTACTACCTGTTTGCCGGCGAGGAAGTCACGACTCCGCAGGCAACATGGCGCTGGCGGCCTTTTGCGGAAGTCACCCCGCTGCACCCGGCGCCGACCCCGGCGCGTGAGTACACCGTCACGGTATCGGCCGTGACCATCTCCGGGCGGTCGCAGTCCGTGCAGCGCCTGACGCTGGCGCTCGACGTGCCAGCCGGCGTCTATGACGTGCGCGTGCGGCGCGTGACCGCGGACAGCACTTCAGAGCGGGAGGTGTCGCAGACGGCGCTGTCGCAAATCAGGTGCTACCAGCGCGACGGCACCAGCTACGCCGGGCAGCAGCGGATCGCGCTGCGGATCAAGGCAAGCGGCCAGCTCAACGGCACGGTGCAGCAATTCTCCTGCATCGCTTCCGCGTCGGCGCTGGTCTGGACCGGCTCGGCGTGGGCGTGGCAGCCGACCAGCAATCCGGCGTGGTGGTATCTGTACGTCGCGCTCGGCTGGCGCGACTCGGCCGGGCGACGCATCTACGGCGCCGGGCTGGCGTGGGAGCGCATCGATATCGAGACGATCAAGGCATGGGCTGCGTTCTGTGACGCGGCCGGCCTGCGCTTCGACGCCATCGTGGACCAGTCGATGACCTGCGCCGAACTCCTGATGACCATCGCCCGCGCCGGGCGCGCCACGCCAACATGGCAAGCCGGCGTGCTCGGCGCGATATGGGACGCGCCGGCGCAGCCCGCGGTCGCCATCGTCGGCATGGGGCAGATCATCGCCGGGTCATTCCGCGTCGAGTACGCCGGCGGCGAACTGGCCGATGAGATCGCCTGCGAATACGTCGATGCCGGCGCGAACTGGCAACAGCAGACGGTGCGCGCCCTGATGCCGGGCGTCACCAGCCCGCGGCGCAGCTCGACCGTGCAGCTCGTCGGCATCACGTCGCGCGAGCAGGCGCAGCGGGAGGCGAATCTGCTTGCAGCGGCGCAGTTCTATCGCCGGCGCACGGTGACATGGGATGCCGATCTAGAGGGCATGGTCTACCAGCGCGGCGACGTGGTGCAGCTCTCGCACGACCTGACGCAGTGGGGATATTCCGGGCGCGTGGTCAGCGGCCGGTACAATCTGGTGCGCTGGAGCGAGGATCTAAGCCGGGCGGAGTGGGTCGGGTATGTCGCAAAGCCGGTAATCACGACCGGCGCAGCCGACCCGATCGGCGGGACGGGCGCCTGTCAACTGGCGGCGTCCGCCGGGGCATATTCCGGCGTCTACATGACGGCCGATGCTGACCTGCCGGCCGGACAGTACACGCTCGGAGTCTATGCACGCTGCGTTTCCGGCACGCTGACGGTGCTGCTTGGGCACACCGATTCGTTCACGGTCGCGTGCGCGCTGACGACGACATGGCAGCGCTTCAGCCTGACGCGGACGATGGGAGCGCGGGCCGCGGGTGCGCGCGTATTTGAGGTTTTTGAGAACACATCAGGCAGCCAGGCATGGGAAATCTATGCGCCGCAGGCCAATGCCGGCGCGGAACTTCTCCCATACCAGCCGACCGGCGCCGATGCGATCACGCTCGACCGACAGGTTCCGCGCGGCGCTGGCGACTACGTGCTGCTGCGCTGGCCGGACGGGCGTAGCGCGACCATCGCCTGCGCGCCCGGCAGCGGCGATACCGACACGCTCACGCTTGCGGCGGCGATCCCGACCAGCGATGGCGAGGGCGCGCTGCCGGCAATCGGCAGCGACGGGCCGGCGTGGGACTGGGTCTGGCTCTTCGGCCCGCAGGCGACACCGGGCAAGCGGGTCAAAGTTACCAGCGTTGCCCCGTCCGCAGACGGCCGCATCCGGATCACGGCGACCGACGAAGAACCGCAGTACTACAGCGCCGAATACGACCTTGGCAACGCCACGCCGGCGCCCCCGGCAACGCTGCGTGTCGGCAGCGTGCGTGACCTGCGCATCGCCGAGGCAGTCATTCCGCGCAGCGGCGGGCGCGTGCGCGTGTCGCTGTCGTGGGGGCTGCAGCAGGCGCTGTCCGCGCTCGTCGAGGTATCGCGCGACGGCGTGCCGCTGCTGTCCGCCGAACAGACTGCGACGACCGCGACGCTCGAAGTCGATGAGGGCGACCGGATATCGGTCAGCGTGCGCCCGGTGCCATATGGGACCGGGCAGACGCTGGCGTACTCGGTGGTCGGGCGGCTTGCGGCGCCGGCGGACGTGACCGGACTGGCGCTGGAGCAGATCGACGGCACGCTGCACCTGTCTTGGGATGCCGTGCCCGATCTGGACCTGATCGGCTACCGGGTGCGGTACAGCCCGGCGACGAGCGGCGCGACATGGGATGGCGCGCAGGACGTGGCAACCGTCATCGGCAGCACGCGCACCAGCCTGCCGGCACGGGCCGGCACCTACCTCGTGCGCGCCGAGGATGAGCTAGGCCAGCTCTCGGCGCTGCCGGCAATCGTGGCCACGACGCTGCCGACGCTCTACGGGCTGAACCTGGTGGCATCGCTGGACGAGGCGGCAACCGGATTCGCCGGGTCGAAGTCTTCGGTCGCGGCGGTCGATGGCGGGCTGGTGCTCGATACGACGCTGCTTTTCGATTCCGGCGGCGACGCTTTCGGCGCGGACCTGCTGACCGTCGATGCCGCGCCCGGCCTGATCGACGACGGCGCCGGCAGTTGGGACGACGGCGGCGCGTCCCCGGATGCCGCGCTCGGCCTGTTCGATGCCGGCTTCGGCTCGGTCGCCGAG